ACGGCTGGTGCATCTGGTCGGATGACAATCACGGTCAGTACTGGAAAGTGTATCACGAGCTCGCTTACAATCGTGACAGTCGTCGTGCCGTTATGATATACACTCGGCCAACCATGCATGAAGATTATAACAGCAATGGCATGTCTGACTTTATGTGTACGAATGCTGTGCAGTATCTTATTCGAGATGATGTTCTTAACGTCATCGTTCAAATGAGATCTAACGATGTGGTGTTCGGCTATCGTAACGACTTTGCCTGGCAGGATCATGTAGCAGCTTTGTTAGAGAATGCTCTTCGCTGTAAAGGTCGAAAGATAATCTGGAACGTTGGTTCCTTACATGTCTATGAACGACACTTCGATCTTGTCAGAGGAGTCTTCACTACAAATGATCTCGTATAACTGGCATCAGAAATATCTAGGACTCGCAAAGCATGTTGCGACCTGGAGTAAGGATCCGAGCAAACAGATCGGAGCTGTAGCTGTAGGTGATGTCGGAGAGATCCTTGCAACAGGATTCAACGGTTTGCCTCGTGGTATCGCGGATACTGAATTTAGGTTAACCAATCGTGAAGAGAAATACAAGTTGGTTGTACATGCAGAGATGAACTGCATTTATAATGCAACACACAATGGCGTATCGTTGCGCGGTGCAACACTATATGTATGGGGTCTGCCTGTATGTAGCGAATGTGCAAAGGGTGTAATTCAGGTTGGTATCAAGCACGTTGTGATGCCAAAGGATGAAGATGTTATTCCCTTTAAGTGGGCACAGTCGTTTATGGCAACGGCAGACATGTTTAATGAAGCCGGAGTGACTTATGAAAAAATCAGTCTTAGTGATGGGGATCAACCCATCGGGCCACAAGTGGCGTAAAAATTGTTCTCTCGATAGATTACAGAACTGGATGCTAGAACTCGGCTACGAGCACTATGCATTCAGCAATGTGATACCATACGTTGGTGATTATCATCTCAAGGATGTAGATCAAGACTTTGTGAAAGAGCAAGTGATGGGTCACAATAAGATTGTAGCTCTAGGAGGATTCGTATCGACCGTTTTTCGTCGTTGCGGAATCGATCATTTTAAGATGCCTCATCCATCGCCTCTGAATAGAACGCTAAATAGTAAAGAGTATGAAACAAAAATGCTCAGTGAATGCAGAGAATATTTGGAGGCTTAAATGCAACGAGTACTAGTTACTGGAGGTTACGGTTACATCGGTTCACACATCGTAAAAGCAGCTTATGAAGCTGGTTATCATGTAGATGTGATCGACAAATGCAGGTCTAAGAATGATATCGAACCATACAGTGATATCATTTCGATAGAGAAAATTGAATCTATACACGAGTACAGTAAGATTTTATTCGAAGGGTACGATGCAGTTATTCACTGCGCTGGCTTAATATCAGTCGCCGAGTCAATGCTAAAACCGGCCGAGTATTATTGTACAAACACCTACGGCACACTCAATCTTATCAAGAACTTAAACTTCAAACACTTCATCTTTGCTTCTACCGGCGGTGCTTTCGATCCGATATCACCATACGCAAAGTCGAAGATTCTAGCAGAGACAATGATAAAGGATACGTGTAAGGATTACACTATCTTTCGTTTCTTCAATGTTGCTGGTAATAACGGTCGGTTCTCACAGATATGTGATCCGAGTCATATCATTCATAAAGCTGCAATGACTGCAGTCGGCAAACAAGAACACATGACGATCTTTGGAAATGATTATGATACAAAGGATGGAACCTGTGTTCGTGATTATGTTCATGTTCAGGATCTTGCAGATGCGATCGTAAGAAGTATCAACGAACCAGCAAATACAGACTACGAGTGTATTGGTTCTGGATCCGGTTATACTAATCTCGAGGTCATTGAAAAGATGAAGGAGGCTTCGGGTATAGACTTTCCCATACAATTCGGTGATAGACGAGATGGAGATCCGGCTCGTTTAATTGTTGACAAACAATCTAGATTTGTTAGAATAGAAAAAACGCTTTTGGAAATGTGTAAATCTGCATACGAAATGGAACTTGCAGCATGAAAATACTTATTACAGGAATGAATAAAAATCAGTGTGTGAAAGACTTCTATCTTTCTCAGCAGCTTCAGGTTGTTCCTTCTCATTACTCATTGATTCGTTGTTTCGAGGATATGGGTTACGAAGTTGAACAGAGACATGTAGAACTCGGTGAAGATATCTCTCACTACGATGAAGTCATTGTTTACATTCATAGCATACAAGCTTTCTGCCAGTTTCTATGGTCCGGTCTGTATGCAGTATCTCAGCGACCGAACTGCATACTCGCATTCGATGATTGGCAGTTTAATAGCATCTATACCACGATAGGTGCTTATTCAAAGCAGTTAAAAGAGAACAATGAGAAAACATATCGTCAGTATCTCTTCGATCTCTGGCAGGGTAAGGAAACACCAGAAGAAGTGAAGAAGTATCACCAACAATACATCGAAGCTTGTGATATCATTGAGAGCAAGAACAATAGACTTCTTATCTCAGCTTTTGCTGGTGGAGATCTCGGTCTCTTGAATCTCGATTGGGATCCTGATAAGTGTTATCAGTACAATCCAAATCCGTATCATCTCAATCGTACGAAGGAAAACAACTGGGGTACGGGCGAGACTGCTCTGAGTATGTTCTTTGATTCAGAAGAAAAAGTATTAGAATGGAACTTTGCTTCTCTCGTGCAGAATAAGACACGTAAGTGGTTGAATGAACAGAACCCAGAGGATTGGTCTTGGCCTATCAATTACTTCGGTTCTAAACGTGGTGAATTCAAATCAGAACGTAAGACCGAAGGTGAAATGTGTGAGGTGTTCTCGAAGCAGTGGGGATGTCTCATGCCGGGTTACTTCCATTCTGGTTCCGGTTGGTGGAGAGCTCGACCACTGCAGGTGGCTGATGCAGGATCGATCATCATTGGTGACAAAGACGAGATGATGGTGTACTATAAAGATGAGTCGATAGCTTCTCTGCGAGCCGAAGATATCGAAGCGATGGACGTTACACAACTTCATGATACAGCAAAGATGCAGCGAGATGCTCTGTATGATAATCATCCACTCGATAAGAATGTTGAACAAGAAGAATTGAGGAGAGTACTCGAAGCATGAGAATACTTATAGTTGGAGCAGGTCTGTCGGGTAGTGTTATTGCAAGAGAACTTGCAGAGGATGGTCATGCGGTCGAAGTAATTGATCAGCGAGATCACGTTGCTGGAAATGCATATGATTATGTAAACAGACATGGCATCAGAGTTCATAAGTATGGTCCACATCTCTTTCATACATCGAATGAAGAGGTCTGGAATTATCTTTCTCATTTCACTAACTGGTTACCGTACAAACATAAAGTGAAGGCTCTTCTAGACGATGGAAGATACGTCACACTTCCAGTAAACAAGTATACGAAAGAAGCTGTCGGTGAAGAAAACGTTCTCGATGTATTCTTCCGGCCCTATACAAAAAAGATGTGGGGTGTATCACTCGACGAATTAAATCCTAACATTATCAATCGAGTACCGATACGAGACGATGATAACGAGTACTATTTCCCAGATGATAAGTATCAAGCGATACCAACTGAAGGTTATACGGCAATGGTTCAACACATGTTAAATCATGAAAATATTGCTGTGTATCTAAATGAGAAGTTTGATAAGTCAGAGGAAGTTGACTACGATCACATTTTCAACTCGATGCCTATCGATGTGTACTATGATTGTATGTACGGCGAGTTGCCGTATCGCTCGATTAAGTTTCATAATTTTGATATCTTTATGCATAAGTGTTTACCTACCGCAACGGTAAACTTTACACACGACGGTCCTTATACTCGTGTAACTGAGTGGAAGAATATTGTAGGGCATGGAGATAATCCATATATAACTAGTATGACTTTCGAAGAGCCATGCGACTACAAAGATAATAATTATGAAAGATACTATCCAGTGAAAGATATGGCCGGTAAGAACAAAGAACTCTATCAGGCATATAAAGAAATCAAAAATGAAAGAACAACATTTATTGGCAGGTGTGGGCTGTACGCCTATCTTGATATGCATCAGGCTGTAAACTCAGCTCTGTCGATAGTAAGGAACTTTAGATCATGTCAATAACACACGCATCGATTATTCCTTTGATAGGTGGTGAAACCATTGGTTCGGAAAGAGCCTTTGGTGAAAGACCTATTCATATTTTATCCTATGAACCCTTCATGGGAAACGATTCTCATATTCTCAATCACTATGAAAATGAAGTGCCGTACCACCTCTTAGATCGTGGAGAGAAACCAGAAAAGAAAGCAGACGTCGTTTCTTCTGTTTGCCCGTGTGCAGGTTTATCGATGATGTCACACGGGTACGGTGATGATAACGATAACAACAAGTGGATGATCGAGACTGCTAACTATGTTCTTGGTGATTATCAACCAAATGTTTTCTGGGGAGAGAATGCTCCCGGCTTTGCCGGTAAGATTGGTAAGAACATACGTGAGAACTTGAAAAAAATCGGCAAAGATAACGGATATACCATGAGCGTTTATCGAACAAGATCTTTGTTACATGGTGTCCCACAGGTCAGAGAAAGATCATTCTATTTCTTTTGGAAGAGTGATAAGGTACCATTGTTACAATTCTATGATAGAAAGTATGAGCCTATCGAAGAATTGATTATGAATGTAAAATCGAACTTTCAGATGGAACCTATCAACGAAAAGACTCCATCACACGATCCGTACTATCGTTATATTCTCGAAGAGATTCATGAAGGCAGAAGTCATTCAAAACATGCTCAAGAGATAGAACCTACCAATGCTCGTGGCTGCGACTCGTTTAGTTATATCGAGAGACATGGAAAGACGTACAGACAAGTTGCAGAATGGATGGGTGAGAACGGATACGAAAAGGAAGTTGATAAATGTATTCGTAAGCATGATAAACTTGCAGCAGGTGGAAGTATCATGCGTCGCGGAGTGATAGTACCCAAGGATCGTATAGGTGCCTTTGTCGGTCATTATCCAGTGATGCTTACACATCCTGTAGAGGATCGATTCATAACCTATCGTGAAGCCATGTCGATCATGGGTCTACCAGAAAACTTCGAGCTCGTTGATGCTGGAAAGAAGAATGCAAATCATATTTGCCAGAATGTTCCAGTACAAACTGCCACTGATATGGCAACAGAGGTAAGAGAAGCATTGCTCGGTAACAGAGAAATGGTTGACACTGATTATGTAATACAGTATAATAGTAAGAGAGATAGTGAATATGAAAGTACTGGAGCAACCCTTGAAAGTTTCTTATAAATATAACGAAGGTCCGATCCTTCAAGAAGTGCAAGACTATATCGATGGAACCTATGATGAGCACTATTCCACAAACAATTATCAAGCTACAGAGTTCATCATCGACGGTGGTCATGGTGAAGGCTTTTGTATTGGGAACATTATGAAGTATGCTCAGCGATATGGTAAGAAGAACGGTTATAACCGAAAGGATCTTATGAAGATTATTCATTATGCTGTGATTGCAATGTATAATCATGATCTATACCATGAGGAGAAGTAAATGCCAGAAATCTCTATTGATGTTGGCGAATTAAGAAAAAGAAAGATCTTAGTGACCACACCGATGTACGGTGGAATGTGCGGAGGTCAGTATACGAAGTCGACAGCTGACTTAGTAAAACTCGCGGGTCACTATCAGATGACCATCGACTTCTTTTATCTTTTCAACGAGTCTCTGATCACGAGAGCTCGTAACTATTGTGTTGATGAGTTCTTACGAAATGAACAATACACTCATCTAATGTTTATCGACTCTGACATCGGGTTCAATCCAAACGATGTTCTTTCGCTTGCTGCTATTGCAGATCCCGAGAGCGATAAAGACATCATTTGTGCGCCATATCCGAAGAAGACTATCTCCTGGGAAAAGATTAAGCTTGCAGTAGATAAAGGTTTTGCTGACGAGAATCCACATAATCTCGAAAAGTATGTAGGTGACTTCGTTTTCAATCCTACAGAAGGTGCTACCGAGATTGCTATCGAAGAACCATGCGAAGTGATGGAGGGTGGTACTGGCTTCATGATGATACAGCGTAAGACCTTTGAGAAATACGCAGCGGCTTATCCTGAATTGATGTACAAACCGGATCATGTTAGATCTGAAAACTTTGATGGTACTCGTGAGATCATGTGTTACTTTGATGCTCTCATTGATCCTAAGTCGAAGCGTTATCTGTCAGAAGATTACATGTTCTGTCAGTGGGCAAGAGAGATCGGTCTCAAAGTCTGGATGTGTCCATGGATGCAACTCGGTCATACCGGTACATATACATTCGCAGGTTCATTAGCAGATCTTGCAGCCATCGGAGCATCAGCGACTGCAGATCCCGTGAATGATAAACTTCGGTAAAATTGTTTACTTATACAATGATATGTGATATGATATTTAAATTGATGAAACCTATGTGAGGATAGTTATGAACATCTCTACTCCAACTCTTTCAATCCTGAAGAGTTTTACTTCTATCAATCCGTCCCTGTATGTAAATGCGGGCAGCGTGATTAAAACGATCTCGCCGCAGAAGACCATTATCGGTCGCGCTGAGGTCGATGAAAGTTTCGAAACGTCTTTCGGCATCTATGATCTTAATCAGTTCATCAGCACCGTAAGCATTCTTGATAATCCTACCTTCGACTTCGAAGATACGTCGGTTCATATCAAGAACGGTGAGTCGTCTGTTCGTTACGGTTATGCCGATGCGAATATGATTATGCAGGCTCCTGAAAA